ATTGCCTGTCGCCGCAGAGCTAAAGTGCAAGTAGTTTGTCGCCCCAGAACCGGCGGTGAGTGCCACGTTTGTGGCGTTGGTCGCAGTCCCAGCGGTTGCCGCGTTCAGGTTAGCCACCTGCGTGGTGCTTGCCACCGTAAACGGCGCGGTTCCAGTCGCCACGGTTGATGTGATGACACCAGTGGCTGAGACCGTGGTGAACGCGCCCGTGGTGGCCGTTGTAGCGCCCACAGTGCCGTTGATGTTGATGGATGCCGTACCAGTCAGATTGGTCACCGTGCCGCTGCTTGGCGTGCCCAGAGCGCCGTTGAAAGTGATTGGCGCACCAGCAGAGCCAATGGCAATTGCCAGCGCTGTAGCTACCCCAGTGCCCAGACCGGACACGCCCGTGGATATTGGCAATCCTGTTGCGTTGGTCAAGGTTCCGCTGGATGGTGTTCCCAGTACACCGCCGTTGACCACGAACGAGCCAGCGGTGCCTACCGCAACGCCCAGTGCGGTCGCCACGCTCGTGCCAAGGCCGGTGATGGAACCAACAGCCGGGGTGACCGTGGTGTTCCCGGCCAGCGTCAACTGGCCCTGCGCATTGACGGTGAACGTGCCCGTCTGAGTAGCCGAGCCGTATGCGCCAGCCGTGACTGCCGTGTTGGTGATGCTGAACTGGGTTCCGGTGAGGGTCAGGCCCGTGCCTGCGGTGTAGGCTCCCACACCAGCAAACTGTACCCAAGTGATGGCGGTTACGCCTATCGTGCCGCCCGCGTTAGATGTGCAGACCCAGCCAGTGTCGGCGTATACGGTTCCCTGTTCGATGAAGGTGAACGCACCCGGAACTTCTGCCCAAATGTCCATATCCGTTGCGCGAGTCCAAGAGCCTGTTGCAACAACGTAGATGCCGTTATCTGCTTGCGCAGTTTGATTTTTAACTAAGCAGCGGTCACTTGCAACAAGAGCAATGCCGTCAATGGTCTGCGCTCCAGACAACGTAATGTTTGCTGTTGTGGCTGCTACGCAAGATGCCTTTGGGTCAAGACCCTGCGCCACCGAATCCACATACTGCTTGGTTGCCAGTTGCAGGGCTGATGTTGGGTCTTGGGTGACGGCCACCGAAGTCAATCCGCCCAGCGTAAGGCTGGTCGCGCCAAGGCTGATGGCCGTGGTTCCAACGGTCAGTGAACTGTTTGTCAGGCTGGCGTTGGCAATGTTGCTCAGGGTGTTGCTTGAGCCGCTGATGGTCTTATTGGTCAGCGTTTGGCTTCCCGTCAAGGTCGCCACGGTCGAGTCGATGGCAACTGTAACCGCGCTGGAACCGTTGTAGGACGTACCAGACAACCCTGTGCCGATGGTTAACGTATTCAGGTTGGAGCCCAACGCAACACCGGAGATGGTGCTGTTGGTCAGCGACGCGTTGGCAATGTTGGACAGCGTATTGGTTGAGCCGCTGATGGTTTTGTTGGTCAGCGTTTGCGTGGCGGTGTTCGTGGTGACGGTGTCAGAACCCACAGTCGCGGAGGTCATGTTGAATGCGCCGCCGGTCACGGTCTTGCCGGTGAACGTCAAGGCTGATGGCAACGACAAGGTGACGTTGGTTGTGCCGGTGGCCGTGATTTCGTTGGCCGTGCCGCTGACCGATGCCACCGCGCCGATGCCGCCCGCCGTGATAGTGGTATTCCCGGCCAAGGTCAGTTGGCCTTGGGCGTTGACTGTGAACGTGCCGACTTGCGTAGCAGAACCGTAGCTGCCAGCCGTGACCGCTGTGTTGGCGATAGAGATCGTGCCGGTGCTGGTAATTGGGCCGCCCGTCAGGCCGGTGCCGGTGTCAATCTGTGTGACACCACCAGTCAGAGAAAACTGCCGCCAAGCCCCCGCCGAATAGCCGTAAAAAGCGTTTTGCGTGGTGTCGTAGCGCATCATGCCGCCGACAGAAGACACCGGCTGCTGCCCAGTTGTCCCGGATGGGATAGTCATCGACCCCGTACCCGGCATGACCGCGTTATCGGCAAGACCCACTGTGGGGTTGCCGCTGATGCCATTGCCGTTGGTGACGGCAATTTGGCTTGATGTGCCCGTAATGGTGGCCGAGGTGATGCCGCCAGCGGTAGAAAGCACGACCAAGCCATTGAAGCTGGCGTTTGCAAAATTCAAGACCTGCCCGGTCAACGAGATGGTGGGGTCGCCAGAAACGCCGCTGCCGTTGGAAATGGACAGGCCACTGCCAGAAACGGCGATAGAACGGGGCGTAAGGGCCGTTGCAGACGTTTTTACTTGAAACCCAGTACCGGAATTCACCAGCGACAACAAAGCGCCTGTGGTGCTGATATTGAACAGCCCTTGAGAGCCGCCATCGGTGATGACCAGCCCGTTGGTGACGCCCACGTAGCGGCTGTTGGCCAACTGCGGGGTTTGGGAGACCGTCAGGTAGGTGTAGGTCTGCGTCGGGGATCCGGCAATCGCGCCTGTAGTGGTCTGGACCGTGACCCCATTTTGTACAATGGGGACGAGTTCAGACCCGGTGATCGCACCAGCCGTGGGCAGTTGGGTGATGGTGACTTGCGCGGACATTATGTGCTCGTGTTGTTAGGCGGGCTGGGCGAAATCGTATCCTCGTTACCGGTTTGTGTGGGCGTCTGCGTGTTTTGTTGCGTGGAGATGATGTACTGGCTATTTCCGCCAGTCAGCAGATCGCTCTCGGTGACGGCCACGCTGACATCGGGCCTCGGGAACCGCAAGTTTATCCGCTCGGTTTGACGCGCCGCCAGCCGATACGGGTCCAGTGTGTCCGCGCAGCCCTGATCGCACACGCGCAGGCCGGGAAAGTTAGGGTCCGGCCCAAGCTGAACAAATGCGCGCTTCATCTTGCACCGGTCGCATACCGCGATGGCGATTGATGTCAAGCCTTCGGTGTTAAGGAATCTTGGCATCAGCGTGTGTAAACGGAAATGTTCGGGCTGTAGTAGATGGGCGACTTGTCGCGTTCTTCTTGTTCAGCTAAGTTGAAGTACTTTTCGGCTTGGCCTTCGAGGTAGCTGATCCGGTCAGTTTGCACCGCAGGCAGCTCCAAGCTCATGCGGTGCGACAACATCATCAAAATGGCCTCGTACCAGCGCTGTGGGATTTCCAGTTGGCCGGAAAGCGATCCAACATCCATGATCTGGCGTGAGTACCAGACCGTCATTTGGACAAACGCGCTTGACGGAACCGGCCACAGGTACATAGTAGGCTGGGGGATGGTGCGGTCAAACCAGAACTGAAAGGGCTGGTTGGCCGTGAACTGCTTGTTGGGCAGGTTGGTGTAGTCGTCGCGGTTCAGGCGCGCCATTTGCAACTCGGTGGCCATCGTGCCAAAGTACAACTCCCGCAGAGCAAGCGTTGTGCCGCCAGTAGCAACTATGCGGTAATACTGCACGTTCTGGCCGGGATCAATGTCAGTCCAAACCCACTGGTTGTCCGTCACCGCCACGTTGGTGCCGGTGGCCAAAGTGTTCCACGTGGAACCATCGGTTGAATACTGGAGGGTGTAGCTCCACGTAGCCGATCCGCCGCCAGCCACGTAAGGCAAAAAGCCTATGGAACCAACATACTGGCTGTTGCTGCCCCCAAAATTGATTGCGATGTTGCCGTTGGCTGAAGTCTGTTGGCAGTACGTTGCGGTGTCACCGTCGTAAACGTTGGCCACCGTGCCGCCTGCGCTTGTGGAGTAGCCGCCCGTGTTGTTTGGGCTGGGCCGGTTCATGGTGCGGTACAGCACGTTCAGGGCGTCGATAGCGCCCACCGGCAAGCTGTAGATGTACTGATTGGCGTTCAAGCCGATAACCAGTTTGTTGATGGCCCAGTAGTTGATGCCCATGTTGGCGATGTTCGACAACAGGATGAACAGCGACTCCTTGGCCGACTGGACTTGCTCGACCGTCAATTCCTCGGCCAGCTTCCCGCACCGACGCGCACCGTGGTCGATGAGCTGCTGGACCGTTATAACGGTCTGTCCAACGGTTCCAGAGTAGGCCACGGGCGTCCTTAAAAGTTAGGGTTTTTCTTGCTTGGGGTGTGAGTGGATACACCGCATGCGGAGAGGTTGATTTTTCCGCCTTTGGCGTACTGTTTTACCGCGCCGCCTTTTTTGCGATTTAAAAACTCATCTTTTGTGCGTCCTAAAAACCCTTCACCCTGCCCGTATTTTTTATCGGGGTTTGTGTTGGGCAAGTCTTTTACGCCCGTATTTTCTTTAAGCTCACGCGCCATTTGAGCTGCGCCAACCTTGTTAACGGCTTGCTCAAAAGGTATATCTATGTCACGTTCAGCAGAAAATCTTTGCGCTGGAACTCCTTCTTTTAGGTCTTTTAGGCTTTCCTTAAAAGATTGCACTGCTGCGCCAACTACAGGGCGGACAGCGCTTAAAACCTTCCCTGCGGGGTAGGCGGCAATTGCAAGTTTCCCAACGCCCATCAGCGCATCGTTCAACGGACTGTCGCCACGTTTAGCCCGTTCAAAACCTGATTCTGCGTCTTCACCAAAAGTTGAATCCCAGCTAGACCGGTTTTTTGGTTTGACGCCACCGGATTGATCGCCCGAATCCCAGCTAGATTGGTCAGCGGATTTGATACCTTCGACAAATTCCGTTTTAGGCGGCACGGATTGCCGACTTGTGTTTGGCTGAGTGTCTTCAGCCTTTTTAGAGTTTTCACCGGCAAGGTTTGTGTTGTACAGCTTCCCGTTAAAAGTAAAATTTTTAGGGCCGGTGCCCGCCAAATATTCTTTTCGGGCGTCAGCAAAAGCCTGCTCAAAGGGGGATAGTTTTTTAGCCATGATTGCTCCTTACCAGCCGGGGCAGTTCCAGCGTTGCATAGATGCCCGCGCGCGGCTTCCTTTTTCGCTCTTCTCGGCGACAGGACCCATGCGGGCACAGAACGAATTGCGCCGGGCACCGCCTTGCGGCTGAGGTGCTTTCAAGTGCGATCCGGTTTCACTGTTGTACTTGGCGCGGCCCTTGGCAGTCAGCCCTGCGCCTTGCTTGGCAGGCAGCTTCTCACCGCGCCCAATGGCCAAAGACGGATTCTTTTTTGCCATGATCTACCAGCAAGACTTTGTGGCCTTGCCGCCTGTTTTCATTTTGGCGGTTTTGGCTGACTGTTTGAAGGCATCAGCCGTTGGCGCACCTTTTGCACCCGGCTTGCGCATGCGCTCACCAGAGCCTTCAGCGATCCGATTACGTTTTGCAGCAATATTGGCATAGAGGCCACCTTCTTTCATGTTTTTGTCGGCTTTGACAAACTCTTTGCCGACTTTTTGCGGGACGCCACCAAACCCGCCCTTGGTGTGGGCTGCGGCCTCCATCAGGCGATGTTGGGCGGGTGACTTGCTTGGCATGATCAGCTAGCGTAATGCTTTTGCATTTCCAGCACCACGGTGTATGCATCGCCTGCGCTACCGTCAAACGTAGTGAAAGAAATACTTCCTGTCTTGCCTGTACCAGCATTGTTGGTAAGGCCGCCAATTTTGGAATAGTCCTGCGTATACTGACTGTTCTGCGGAATGAGTTCAATCACCACGGGCGCAGTAGCGACCCAGTTCATCTGCACTTCCAACCCGTGGGTCAACGCCGTAACCTTCAGGATAGTCACCGCGTCACAAGCACCTCCAGCGGCAGATGCCGTCAGAGTTGAAGGGTTTACCTTCACCACGGCTGACTCGTT